CTGATCCTACATCGATAAGTTATTACGCCCCCACTTTTTGGCTAGTGAATGGGAAGCGCCACCATAAATCACACTTTATTATTTTGGAGGGTGACCCTGTAGCAGATTACTTGAAGCCGACTTATCGATACGGTGGAATAAGTATGGCGCAGAAAGTTTATGAGCGTGTGTACGCGGGTGAGCGTACAGCAAATGAAATACCACAATTAGCAATGACGAAACGCCTAGGTGTTCGCAAAACAGACTTAGACAAAGCCCAGGCTAATAAAGCGCAGTTTGTCAGCAACCTGAATACGATGAACGAGTTCCGCGATAACTTCGGTGTGCAGGTAGTTGGATTAAACGAAGAAATATCTCAACTTGAAACGTCTCTTGCTGATTTAGACACGGCAATGTGGGCCAACTATCACTTAGTCGCTTCGACATTTGGCCGACCTGTTAGTAAATTGTTTGGCACTGGTCACGGAGGGATGGGTACTGGTGACGTTGATGAAGATTACGACATTTCTACACTTGAAGCATTACAAGCAGGCAACCTAGAAGATATTGCTTACGCTCATTACGAGCGTTTAATGCCGTCTGAATTCAACGAAGAAATGGATTTAGACATTACCTGGAATCCGTTAAGAGTTATGTCAGATAAAGATATGGCCGAAGTTAACAAGCTTAAGGCTGATACTGATATAGCACTAAATGGAATCGGTGCGGTTGATGGCGTTGATGTACGCGGTCGAATTATTGAAGATAAAAAATCTGGTTATTCTGGCATTGAAATGTTTGATACTGAGGAAGAAGAGGAAATAAAAAACCCTGCCGAACCTGAAGCAATAGAGCCAGAAGAAAAAGGTGATGAAGATGGCAAAGAAAAACCGCAAGTTTAAGCTGTCCGACAAGCGCAAGAAGTATGTCAAAAACCGTGATGTAACATTGCAGGGTAAGCCTATTCGGGCAAACCCTCGCGCGGTTGAGCGTGAAGCTTACAAGGTTGAAATGGAGGTGCGCAAAATGCACCTTGATATGAGTAGCCAAATTGAAGCGCTTTTTAAGTCATCCACGGCCAAACAATCCATAGAGGCGCAAGAAGTTACGACTGTCGCAATGGATGCTTCAATTTCTTCGGCTGCTAGAGTGCTAACCAATAAGCTGGTTAATAAATGGACCGAGACGTTCAACACTTTCGGAAAAGATTGGACTAACACCATGATACACGGTGTTGAAACTCAATCAGCGAAAGACTTAGAGGGAAGCATGAACAAGTTGAGCGGTGGCTTAGTGATTGATACAAATCAAATAAGCCCTGCTACACGCGATAGGATTCTAGCGAGCACAGACCAATCAACAAGTCTTATCAAGTCGATTGGAAACAACTACGCCACTGAAGTAAAAGAGGCTGTTAGTCGCGCTATATTGGATGATACGAGTAGCTTCACCGAGCTTCAAAACTCAATTCACGAAATGCTACAAGGGAAATACAAGAAGTATAAAAACAAAGCGAAGAATACAGCTCAAGACCAAGTCAGAAAATCATACACGAATATAACTACCTCCCGTATGAAAGATATTGGCGTTGATGGATATATTTGGAGACACGCGGGAGGCAGCGTTAAGCCTCGCGATTATCACAGGGATGTTTTGAATGGCAATACTTATTCATTAAGCGACCCGCCTGTTATACAAGAATCGCCGCAGGTTAAAGGTAAGCCAGGCGATCTTGTTCATTGCAAATGTTTTATGGTTCCTATTGTTAAGTTTGGTTAGTTATATTCTAAACCTTTGACAACCAATAGCTAAACCTTATCAATACCGAGTAATCAATAGCTTTTTTGCATTACCTATCACCGCAATATATACTTGTCGCATACACAAACAGAGCGACTGATTAATGCCAAAATATACAGAAGACGAAAACGGGTATATTACTATCCCGAAAAACCCTATATCAAAGTCTGGTGTCTTTCAGTATCTTGGTTCTAGCATTAGCCCAGAGCTTGATCCTAACAAAGTTTACAATGTTTACCGCCCCGAAAAGGAGTTAAACAACCCTGACACCATTGAGTCGTTCAGGCTTACACCGTGGATACCTGAGCATGTAATGCTAGGCGATGGATATACTCCGGCTGAAATGGTAGGCGTTCAAGGTGTTACTGGTGAAACGGTAGACTTCTCTGACGGTGTTTTGTACTCTAAATTAAAACTGTTTGGTGATGACTTAAAAAAACTCATCAAAGCAGGTCTAAAAGAATTATCGTGCGGTTTCCGTTGCTCCTGGGAAATTAAGAGCGGGACGCACAAAGGAGAGCATTACGATGCAATCCAAACAAATATACGAGGAAACCATTTAGCCAGTGTCGAGAATGCTCGCATGGGCAACGATGTTCGTGTAGCTATGGATAAAGCGGTTTTTGCGCTTGATTCAATTAATTATAACTCTAACCTAAATGGTGAAACTATGTTATTAGAAGAAGTTCAATCAGCAATTGACGAGGCGATTAAGCCTTTAAAAAGGGCTCTTGATGCCGCTGAAAAGAAAGTTGAGGATATGGAAAAGAAAGCTGAAGATATGCCCGACTTCATTAAGAAAAAAATCGACGCTAAAAAAGAAAAATCAGCGGAAGATATGGAAAAAGAAAAAAAAGCAGCTGAAGATAAAGAAGCCAAAGATATGAAAGACAAAGAAAAGTCTGAAGCTATGGATTCTGCTCTTAAGTCTTTGCAAGATGAAGTTAAAACTCTTAAATCTACGGCAATGGACGGTAACACATTAATAAAAGCACATGCTGAAAAGCAAGCCCTAGCTAATCAAGTATCACAAATTGTTGGTGCTTTCGACCATGCTGATTTAGATGCTCAAGGCGTTGCTGAATACGCACTAGGTAAAATGGGTATTGCTTGCGATTCTGGTCAAGAGCTTCCAATGATGAAGGGCATTCTTCTTTCACGTCAAGCGCCAACATTCACAGTGGATAACGGTCAGAAACATGCGATAGACGGTAAAGACGATCCACTTAAAGACACGGGGTTATAATCATGGTCCAACAAATTGTTTCGAATCGCTTTTTAGCGACTGGCATCCCGGGCGAATTTTCTCGCTCAATGAATCAAGATGCCATTGGTAAAATCTTAAAATCAACTGCTGAAGCTAGTAATGTTGTTTGCCGTGTTGTATTTAATACTGCTGGCAATGATGAAGAAGTCAATGTTGATATCGGTGGCACTTTAGCGGGCTTACTTGGATTCCCTAAAGTTACTATTCGCAAATCACTTGACGCGCAAGCCTTCATCTCCAACGGGTCACAAGTTCAAGTTGCTACTCGTGGTTATATGTGTGTTAATCTCCCCGCCGCTGCAAAAATTGGTGATTTTGTTTACTACAATTCAACAACTAAAGCATTATTGACAGCCGCTCCCGCTACAGCTCCCGCAGCAAATTCCGTGCGTTTGCCTGGTGGTTTAGTGAAAGGTTTCAATATCACCGCTCCCGGCACCGCAGAGATCTACTTTGATTTGTCTGGCGACACTACTGTAACGGCATAAGGAATAAAATATGCAAGCTACACCACTAAAATTTAAACGTCCTGTAAAGTTCGCACTTGACGCGGCACAGATTCAGTCTCTTGCTGGTCGTGCTGATAAACTAGCAAAACTTGGCATTACTGTTAGCCCTGAGTTCGCAGCATCATACCGAACGAATGCAATCACTTCTGCAATGGATGCTGTAGGTGTTCCAACACAGAACGTCACGACACCTTCAAACGGTACGCCTGTACAGTTCCTGCAAGAGTTCTTATCAGGTGCTGTTACCATTCTCACAACTGTACGACGTGCCGATAAAATCGCGCCTGTTGTTACTGCTGGTGAGTGGCATCTTGAAGAAGTTGTTCTTAAAGTTATGGAGCACACCGCCTACCCAAAACTTTACTCCGATCACGGCGGCTTGCCACTTGTATCGTTCAACACGACTTATGAGCGCCGCCAAGTTGTACGCTTTGAGATGGGCATTGAGCAAAATCCATTATCTGACGCGCGCGCTGCTGCTGATGGCACAAGTCCGCAGCAAGAATACCGCAACGGCCTTGCGTTAGGTTTTGAAACGCTACGTAATGACATTGGATTTAACGGCTTCAATGTTGGCACTGGTCGCACATACGGTATCTTGAACGACCCAAATCTACCTGCTTATGTTGCTGTTCCTGCTGGTGGCGGTGGTGGTACTGAATGGGACACTAAAACAACTGCCGAGACCGTTAGTGATTTATCTACAGCGTTTAAAGCTTTAGAGATTCAATCAGGCGGTAACGTTGACACTACAGCTGCAGCTATCGAATTGACACTTCCACTTGGTTATAATCACAACTTAACTAAATCGGATTCGTCGTTCTCTAACGGTATGACAGCCAAAGAGTGGCTGAACGAAAACTACCCTAACTGTTCAGTTGTAACTGCTCCTGAGTTTATCGGGGCTGATGCTGGTGATAGTGTTTTCTATCTTAAAGCTACATCGATTGATAACTCTGGCACTGATGGCGGTGAGCCAATGATTCAAGTGG